GTAGCTGCTGCACTATCTGCATCAGGTATGCTTGATTATACACCAGCTCTTGCTGGTAACGCTGGCTTGAACATCGATGACGCAGGCAACACATTTGCAGGCACAATCAACGGTGGCATGAAAGTGTATATCGATCCATACGCTGCTGTTAACTATGTTAACATCGGTTACAAAGGTACAAACGCATACGACGCAGGCTTGTTCTACTGTCCATATGTACCATTGACAATGGTTCGTGCAGTTGGTGAGAATTCTTTCCAACCAAAAATCGGCTTCAAAACTCGTTACGGCATGGTTGCTAACCCATATGTGGGAACAGCAGGCGCAGTTGATAACACAGGTGTTGATCGCGAAAACCAATACTACCGTATCTTTAAGGTAGACAATATCTTAGGCGAAGGCTAAACCCTCCCTCCATAGCTATTAATAAGGGCGGCCGAAAGGCTGCCCTTTTTTTGTTATAAATAAAGGTATAAGGAGACTACTATGCCATATCAAGCAGACATTAATTTTCAAGAAACAGCAAGCGCTACGTTAGTAGATAATCTATCATTCCTCGCACCAGCAGGATTTAGACTTGTGATTGATTCACAGAAATATCCTAATGCACAATACATGGTTCAGTTAGTTACCTTACCAGATCTATCTGTATCTCCTGCTGTACTGAATACTCCAAAGAGAAACATTGGTTTAGCACCAGATAAGATTGAGTACAATCCATTTGATATAACATTTCTTGTTGACGAATCATTACTTAACTATAAAGAGATTCATGATTGGCTTCTTGGAATGGTTACTGAAGATGANTATGGTGTACGTAAGACTCGTGATATGACATTACAAGTATTGAATAGCCATAACAATATTGCACAAGAAATACAGTTTGTTGACGCGTATCCTATCAACCTAAGCTCGTTGCCATTTGATACCACTGCAACTGATATACAATATCTAACTGCTGCTGTGACTTTTCAGTACTCTTACTTTAAGTTTAAGCCAATTACCTACTAGTATAGATACTATTGATTAATATGAATAACGGTGAATAATATGATGAACATTGAAAAAATCTTGGAAATGTGGAAAGAAGACTCAAAGATTGATGAGCTTCGTTTAGATCAGGCATCTATAGATTCTGCTAAACTACATGCTAAGTACTTAGAACTTCTAACAACAACAAAACTCCAGCTAAAGCGAAAAGATATGGAATTCAAAGTCCTTCTTAAACAGAAGTGGCTATGGTATAATGGTAAGCTCACTAAAGATCAGATTGATGAACTTGGCTGGGAATACGATGCACTTAACGGACTGAAAGTTTTGAAAGGTGATATGGATTACTACTATGATTCAGATCCTCATATTCAAGAATCACAAGCACGTATAGAGTACATTAAAACTATTAAAGAAACTCTTGAAGAGATTATTAATAATATTCGATGGAGACATTCTAGTATCAAGAATGCAATAGACTGGAGAAAATTCGAGTCAGGTGCATAATGTCTGAAACTATCAGCGTTAAGAAAAAGAATCACGCTTATCTTACGATAACAGCAGATCCAGGTATCATGAATGAGATATGTGATTTCTTCACATTCTTTGTTCCAGGATATAAGTTTATGCCAGCTTATAAGAATAAGATGTGGGATGGAAAGATACGTCTATTCGATATAAGGTCTGGTGATTTACCAGGAGGATTGTTTGCATACATTCAAGAGTTTGCATCTACGCCTGGTAGGGACTATCATCTTGAGATAGAACACGATGCATACTACGGTGTGCCATCTACAGAGTCTGCGGTTGATATGTCGTTTGTAGATGATCTTACTCTAACTTCAAATGGTAAAGCAATTGAACCACGTGAATACCAACTTGATGCTGTTGCGCATGCACTATCTAAAAAACGTGCTCTTCTAATATCACCTACAGCTTCAGGTAAATCTCTAATCATATACCTTATCATTCGTTGGTTCTTAGATAGGTTTGATAAGAGAGTATTGATCATTGTACCTACCACTTCTTTGGTACAACAGATGTATTCTGACTTTGGAGATTATAGTCAATTCGATGATAACTTTAATCATGAAGAGATGATTCACCGCATCTATTCAGGTAGACCTAAGTTTGCAGAGAATGAAAGAATTATTGTATCTACTTGGCAGTCCATATATAAACTAAATGCAGAATGGTTCAGTCAGTTTGGTATGGTCATGGGAGACGAAGCACACAACTTTAAAGCTAAGTCTTTAATATCAATACTATCTAAAATGCGAGACTCTGAATATAGATTCGGAACAACTGGTACATTAGATGGAACACAGACACATAAGCTTGTTCTTGAAGGACACTTCGGACCAGCACATTATGTGACTACAACAAAAAGTCTTATGGATTCAGGCGCATTATCTGAATTAGAGATTTCTATGATCTTGCTTAAATATCCTGAAGATATACGCAAGGGATGGGGTAAGAAGAAATATCAGGAGGAGATGGACTATATCGTTGCATATGAAAAACGTAATAGCTTTATCACTAACTTAGCTTTAGATCAAGATGGTAATACGTTAGTATTATTNCAATATGTTGAGAAGCACGGTAAACCTCTATATGATATGATTAAGAAGAAAGCTCATGCTCGTAGACAGATATTCTATGTGTCAGGTGAGACAGGAGCAGACGTAAGAGAAGACATCAGAAAGATTACTGAAACTCAAAAGAATGCTATCATTGTTGCATCACTTGGAACATTCAGCACTGGTGTCAATATTAGAAACCTGCATAACGTGATATTTGCAAGTCCATCTAAATCTCAAATTAAAGTACTACAGTCAATTGGCCGTGGTCTTCGTAAGTCTGATAACGGTCAAGCAACTAAACTATTTGATTTAGCTGATGACTTACATTGGAAAGCACGTAAGAACTATACATTACTACATGCAGCAGAGCGTATGAAGATATACGGTAAAGAAAAATTTAAATATAAGATATATGAAGTGGATATATAATGAAAGACGAAGAATTGAATGACGTAAACATTCAGCACTTTAAACTAATTAATGGAGATGAACTTATTGCATTAGTACGTGGAAGTGAAGGTTCAAGGATTTTACTTGAGTTTCCTTTAATGCTTAATGTAATGCCTATGGGTAGTGGTAAAGAATCTTTCTACTTTACTGAATGGATGCCTATGACTAAAGATGAGGTGATACAAGTATATGCAACTAGTATTATATCTCATAGCGAATGCACAGACGAATTTAAAGAACATTATATTCGAACAGCTCTTAAGTTTAAGCAGACAGAAGCTCCAAAATACAACTATACTGAGGATGATATATATGATGACGATGATGAAGAGTATGATAACGTAATACCAATAAAGACTACCATCCACTAAGGTAGTATACTCCTCCTCCTCAACAACCACTCTTTAATTATACCATACTTTGCCAACTTTGTACACGGCTAAATGCGTATAATATGAAAATAATTTAATAAAATAATAGTGTACATTTCCTTAGAATCGTAGTATAATATACTTAACGCGATAAAATATACTAGGAGTATATAATGACAAAAATCAAACCAAAGAACAAACCTCATTATGTCAACAATAGAGAATTCTCTTACTCTGTAGTTGATTATGTAACGAAAGTTAATGCAGCACAAGAAGCAGATTTACCTTTGCCAATTGTACCTGATTACATTGCACAATGCTTTCTTAAAATATCAGAAGGTTTATCACACAAATCTAACTTTATTCGTTATACCTATCGTGAAGAAATGGTAATGGATGCAGTTGAGAATTGTTTAAAAGCAATAACAAACTATAACATTGAAGCTGCTACTCGTACAGGTAATCCTAATGCGTTTGCTTACTTCACTCAGATATGCTATTACGCATTCTTACGCCGTATTGCAAAAGAAAAGAAACAGCAAGATATCAAATTCAGATGGATTGAAAAAGCTGGTGTTGATGACTTCTTATCTTATGGTGATGCAGACACAGGTGGTACACCTGGTGGAACTGAACGTGCTTTCGTTGAAGAGTTACGTGGAAGAATCGATAAGATTCGTGAAGTTGATAACTCATTAAAAGAGTTTGGTAAGAAAGAGAAAGCAGAAGAGAAAGAGCGTAAAGCAAAGGGTCTCGAACTGTTTATGGGTGCTTAACATGCCACGTATTACAGTATTTGGAAATGGCTTTGTAGGATCTTCTTATGCAGATCTATTTGAAGAGAACGGCTATAACGTTATTCGTGTAGATCCTGCACAAGGTATGATGCCTACAAAGGAAGCTTACTTAAGACCTTCTATTGTATGTGTACCAGCTCCTACTCTCGAAGATGGAACTGTTGATTATTCTATCATAGATGATATTATCAGTAAGGTTAAACGACCTATACTCATTAAAAGCACTATACTTCCTGATTATGCAGAGAAGATTAGTAAGAATGATCCTAACTTAATATACTCACCTGAATTCTTAACAGCTTCTAATGCAGCAGCTGATATAAGATCTCAAAAGGATGTAGTATTAGGTGGTAGGAATACATTGTTCTGGGCGTTGTTGTTTAAAGCTATTGGTAAAAATATTCATAGAACAGATGCAAGAAGCGCATCATTCATGAAGTATACAGTTAACACCTTTCTTGCTACTAAAGTTGCATTTATGAATGAGCTGTATGAACAATATGGTGGAGACTGGAAGGGTCTTAAGTCTCTATTAGAATTAGATCCTAGATTAGGTACATCACATTTTGATGTGCCAGGACCTGATGGAGAACGAGGGTTTGGTGGAGCCTGTTTCCCAAAGGATGTACAAGCATTCTTAAAATTCACATCAAACGAAATGAGCGTTTTAGATAAAGCACAATCAGCTAATAAAAAGTGGAGAGCATAATGAGTTATAGTGTATTATTAACAGGTCACGAAGGATACGTTGGCAGTCATCTATTAACTGAACTTGGTAAAAGAGAAGTTATTGTTGGTACTATTGATGGAGATTTACTTGATGTAGATTGGGAATCAAAGAGTAAACAATTTGATATGGTAGTTCATCTTGCAGGTCTTGCTGGTGTTCGTAGATCGTTTAGAGAACCTGAAGAATACTATAAGAATAATGTTGAACTATCAAGACGTATCTTTAAATACTGTGAGCGTACAAGAACTGAAGTAATGTATGCTTCTTCATCGAATGCTCATGAGTGGTGGTTAAATCCATATGCAACTACTAAACAGATGCTTGAAGAAATGGCATCAATGCTTACTGTTAAACATATTGGTATGAGATTCCACACTGTTTGGCCAGGACGTGAAGATATGCTTTATCGTAGATTGCAGAAGAAAGAAGTAGACTATATTAATCAAGATCATTTTAGAGATTGGATTCATATTGAAGATTTATTAAATGGGCTGTGTACAATCATGCAAAATTGTTATATAATAGACCAATCAGTAGTTGATATTGGCACAGGTCATGTGACACCGGTTTCAGAGCTAGCTAAGAAGCTAGACTTTAATGGTGAACGTCGTAAAGGCGAAGCACCAGGTGAACGTATGGCAACACGTGCTGATATTCAATATCTGTTAGATTTAGGTTGGACTCCTAAGCATAATATTATGAACGAAGGTTAATATGAAAGTAGCTATCTTAAACGACACTCATTGTGGGTGTCGTAATTCATCTGACATTTTTATCAGGTATCAAGAGCGGTTCTACGAAGAATCGTTCTTTCCTTACATGGAAGAACANGGCATTAAACAGATATTGCATCTTGGTGATTACTATGATCACAGAAAGTATGTAAACTTTAAAGCTTTAAACTCTAATCGTAAAGTGTTTCTTGATCGTATTCGAGAACTTGGTATTCATATGGATATCATTCCTGGTAATCATGATGTATTCTATAAGAACACGAACGACTTATGTTCTCTTAAAGAGTTGTTAGGTCACTATACTTCTAATGTTAATATCATTATGAAGCCTAAAGTATTAAACTATGATGGATGCGATATCGCTGTACTACCATGGATTAACAACGAAAACTATGGTGAGTATACTGACTTTCTTAAGAATTGTAAAGCTTCTATTCTTGGTGCACATCTTGAATTAGTTGGTTTCGATATGATGAAAGGTATGCCAAATACGCATGGTATGACTACTGAATTGTTTGATAGATTTGAACTTGTTATGTCAGGCCATTTCCATACTAAATCAAATCAAGGTAATATCCACTATCTCGGTAGTCAAATGGAATTTACATGGTCAGATGCACACGACAGTAAGTACTTTCATATCTTTGATACTGATACACGTGAACTTACTGCAGTACGTAATCCTATAACTATTTTTCAAAAAGTGGTGTACGACGATCAAAAAACAGAGTATAATACATATGATGTAGAAGCTCTACGTGATAAGTTTGTTAAAGTTGTGGTTGTTAATAAGTCAGAACCATATCTCTTTGATAGATTCATTGATCGTATCCAAGGAGTTGATACTCACGAATTGAAGATTGCAGAGACCTTTGATGAGTTCATGGGTGAGAACGTAGATGATTCTGATATTTCTATTGAAGATACCACTACGCTCCTTGACTCTTATGTTGATGCAGTTGAAACTGACTTGGATAAAGATAGGATTAAGAATATGATGCGTGGTTTATATGTAGAAGCTCAGAACCAAGAGGTCGTGTAATGATTAAGTTTAAGAGTGTATCATGGAAGAACTTTCTTTCTACTGGTAATGAAAAGACTACTGTTCAGCTTGACCGTTCACCTACAACATTAATCGTTGGTCAGAATGGCGCAGGTAAGTCTACACTGCTCGATGCATTGAGCTTTGCTTTATTTGGTAAAGCTCATCGTAGTATCTCTAAGCCTCAGCTTGTTAACTCTATTAATAATAAACATTGTGTTGTTGAAGTAGAGTTTGCTACAGGAGCTCATGAGTTTAAAGTTGTACGTACTATTAAACCTAATACGTTTGAGATATATCAGAATGGTAATATGATTAATCAATCATCTGCTGCTCGTGATTATCAGAAGTTCCTTGAACAAAACATTCTAAAGCTTAACCATAAGTCATTCCATCAGATCGTTGTTCTGGGGTCATCTTCGTTCATTCCGTTTATGCAACTACCAGGCGGGCATAGACGTGATGTGATTGAGGATCTATTAGATATTAACATCTTCTCTAAAATGAATACTATTCTTAAAGAACGTAGTGCACGCATTAAAGAAGAACTAAAGGATGTTAACTATAATCTTGATCTAATGAAAGAGAAGATTACATTACAGCGTAAGTATATTCGTGATATCACTCAGATGAATGATGAACAGATTAATTCTAAGAAAGATACTATTGCTTCGTTTCAAACTGAGATCACTGAGATGCAGTCTTTAAACAATGACTATAGCACTACCATTGAATCTCTACAAGATGGATTAGAGGATAAGCTTAAATCTGCTCATAACAAGAAACAATCATTGATGCAATACCAAGCACAGTTTCAACAACAAATGAAAACTGTTGTGAAAGAAGCTAAGTTCTATGAAACTAATGATAAGTGTCCTACATGTACTCAAGATATAAACGAGAGTATTAAGTCAGAGAAATTAGAGTCTTCTAAGACTCGTGCTAAAGAACTACAAGAAGGTATGACTAAAGTAGGTGAGCAGCATACTACAATAGAAACTACTATTACAAATCTTAATGAAATCGCTGAAGATGTGAGAGCTAATACGTCTAAGATTACATCTAATAATCGTGACATATCACGTCTACAAGAACAAATTGGTACATTGAATAAAGAGATCGCAGGTCTTACATCACGTGAAGGTGATCTTGGTCAAGCTAACTCTGAACTCGAATCGCATTCTACTGCACGTGAGTCTCTATCAGAGAAGAAGCTTTCTATGTTAGATGAACGATCATATAATGAAGCTGCAGGTGAAATGCTAAAAGATGGTGGTATTAAGACCAAAGTGGTTAAAGAATATCTACCTGTAATGAACAAACTGATAAATAACTATTTACAAGTATTAGATTTCTTTGTAGCATTTGATCTTGATGAGAACTTTACTGAAACTATACGATCACGTCATAGAGATACATTTAACTATGCATCATTCTCTGAAGGTGAGAAGCAACGTATTGATTTGGCATTACTATTCACATGGCGTCAGATTGCTCGTATGAAGAATTCTACATCAACGAATCTATTAGTTCTTGATGAAACGTTTGACTCTTCTCTTGATCATGATGGTGTAGATAATCTAATGAAGATCCTTGGTACACTTGAAGATGATAGTAATGTATTTGTTATATCTCATAAGGGTGATCTATTAGATGGTAAGTTTAGATCTAAGATAGAATTCACTAAGGAGCATAACTTTTCTAAAATAAAGTGAAAATAATTCAAAAAAGATGAAAATAAACGTGTACATTCCTATTTTTACGTGGTATAATAGTACCATAATCAATGAGGAGAGACATTATGATTAATTCGTCACAGACAACTTTAGCTAGATTGCTGGCTAAAGAAAACATTGAAGTACAGCATGGTAACTTTCGCACTGCTTTCTTTGATGTTGAGAAGCGTATTCTAGGTCTACCATTATGGAAAGACCGTGGCAAGGACGTATATGACCTACTGACCGGCCACGAGGTAGGACACGCTTTATTTACACCACCTGAAGGATGGCATGACTCTACGTCAGAAATCCCAGGTATACCCCGCTCATACGTAAATGTTGTTGAAGATGTACGTATTGAGAAACTTGTACAGCGCCAATATCCTGGCCTCGTATCTTCATTTAAACGTGGATACGCAGTATTGTACAATGAAGACTTCTTCCAGGTCGCAGGCGTTGATCTCTCCTCACGCAATGTAGTTGATCGTATCAACCTCAAAGCAAAATGCCGCGATCTGGTAGAAGTTGAATATTCTGCTAAAGAGCAACCAATTGTAGATCAAGTTATGGCTGTCGAAACATGGGAAGATGTTATCGAAGCATGTAAAGCTTTATATGCATTTATGAAGGAAAATCAAAAAGTTGAAGAAGATGCACCACAGTATCCTATCAGTGATGAGAATGATAGCTTCGAAGATAGCTTATCGTCTAGCGATAATTCGCAGGACAATTCTCATATGGAGGATTCAGAGACAACTGAACAAGATTCAGAAGAAGATGAAACTCCCTCAGGAATGGGCGAAGTTGAACCATCCGCTGCCGAAGAAACCGGAGAAAATTCAGAGAACGTAGTCAAAGATGATGACATCGATCGTGTTGAATCTGATGAAGCATTCAGAGAAAATGAGCATAAGCTTTTAGACTCAGATGAAGAAGGCAAACAAAGCATTCATTCGAATGGCGTTAGTCGAGCTCAGATGAAAGATATAGTAATACCATATGCTAAAGTACTAGAAGCAAGAAAGCAATCAATTGTAGATGGCACCACATTTGATGAGCATATCAATGCTAATTCTGCAATGCTCTCTGAGTATAAAAATAGAAACACTGATATCGCAGAAGAACTACGTAAGTTTGAAGGTGAAACAAAACCAGTTGTTGCTACTATGGCAAAAGAGTTTGAAATGCGTAAAGCTGCATTTCGTCTTCAACGTGCACAAACTTCACGTTCAGGTTCTATCAATGTAAATAAGTTGCATAGCTACAGATATAACGATGATATCTTCGCACGTATCACTAACCTTGCTGATGCTAAATCACATGGTATGGTAATGTTTGTAGATTACTCTGGTTCTATGTCAAAGGTTATTGGTAAAGTAATACGTCAGACTGTTACACTTGCTGACTTCTGCTTAAAGGTTAATATTCCTTTCGTAGTATATGGATTTACTACATTGTCAAACGATCAAGAAATGCATAAGAACCAGCCAGGTGGATATTTCTATACTGGCGATTCTGGTGTATTCGAACTTATGTCTTCTAGCTTGAAGGGTAGTGACCGAAAGCTTGCTCGTGAAATTCTACTACGTCAGTCTTTTGATTATGATAACAGCTGGAGATCTCCTCTTGCATCTTCATACGAATCACTAGGTTCTACTCCATTGTATGAAACTATTCTATGTGCAGAATACCTTATTAAAGACTTTAAGAAAACTCACGGTGTTCAAAAAGTAAATGCTGTTTTCTTAACTGATGGTGATGGAGACGTTGTACATAACAATGCGACTATTGCTGCAGATAACAATCATACGATAGTAAGCTACAAAGAAGGATATACTGTTCGTATGAATGGTAAAAATGTTAAGTGTTCTTCTCGTTGGGATCTAGGTCCATCACTAATGAATGAGCTTCGTAACATAGAAGGTGTTACAACAGTTGGTTTCTTTATATGTAATGAAAGATATGAGTTTAGAAGCCAGATGCATAAGACAACTTCTGATGTATATTTAGATACTAAGAAGCTTACTGCTTATCAAAAGCTATACAACTCTAATAAGTTTGTTGGCTTTGATAATGTATTAGGATATGATAAGTATTTCGTATTGAATGGTAAGTCTCTTAGCACATCAATCGAAGAGATGAAGCTTGATACAGATTATGCAGCATCAGCTACAAAAGCACAGATTACGAAAGCATTTAAGAAGCATACTTCTTCTAAGAAAGGCAACAAAGTATTAGCAACTCAGTTTGCTACTCTTGTTGCATGATGTAACATAAATGATACAGTATACGCTTAATTTAAAAATAAATGAAATTAAATGAAATTAAGCGTGTACATTCCTCTTTACTTATAGTATAATATACCTATATTAAATGATTGAGGAGAGACTATCATGACTATCAAAGAAAAAATATCAGAAACTATCGGATACTTAATACTTACTGTATTTGTATTAGGATGGATTGANNTTGGCTTTGGTCCTCAATACACATGGTGGAACTTAATCTCATACTTTGCTAACTAAGAGGAATATTATATTATGATGAACTATATTGAAAAAACTATAAATACAGCTTTAACTCAAAGGTTTCCGGACCAGATAGAATTTAAAGCTGCTGACGTTAAATCCATTGCAATGGAAAACGGTCTTTCTGACAGTGAAGCGTATAAGTATGCTACTTCATTTCCTAAGGTACGTCGAGGCGTATATAATCTAGAGTCAGTGGTTATACCATTACGTCAAACTAAGAAGGAGGTTTCTTTGCCATCTAGTGTACAATCTGTTGTCAATAGCGAAGTTTACGTACCTTCACGTGATCAGTACTATGTTCCTTGGGGTCACTCAAAAGATGTAGAAATGATTGTCAAATCTATGTCATTCTACCCTACATTTGTTACTGGTTTATCTGGTAATGGTAAGACTACTATGATCGAACAAGCATGTTCTAAATCTGGTCGTCAATATGTTCGTGTACAAATCACACCTGAAACAGATGAAGATGATCTTCTTGGTGGTTTCCGTCTTATAGATGGTGAAACAGTATTTGCAAAAGGTCCAGTTATCAAAGCTATGGAAGCTGGCGCACTACTACTTATTGATGAGATCGATCGTGGTTCTAATAAAATCATGTGTTTACAAGGTGTGCTTGAAGGCAAGCCTATCATGATTAAAAAGACTGGTGAGGTTATTAGACCTGAAGATGGTTTCAATGTGATTGCTACTGCAAATACTAAAGGACAAGGCTCTGATGATGGTCGCTTTATTGCAGCTACTATTATTGATGAAGCATTNCTTGAGCGTTTCACAATTACACTTGAACAACCTTATCCTACTCTTTCTGTTGAGAAAAAGATTATCC